CTAAGTACTGATACCATTCAGGCATAGCAGCAAATGATTCAAATGCTGCTGTTATCTCTGTTTGGTAGCCAAGGAATGATGCCGCTATAGGAATCAGCAGCAAGGCTATCATAATCTCATCTAAGAAAGACTTATCCATCTGCTTCATGGCTACCAGATCTAGGTTAAACTCTTGAGTCTGACCGTTATCTGCTAGCTTGTTAGCTGCCCGTACACCTGCCACTTTAACGTCAGCTTCTGCTTGTACGCTTATGATGGCTGCTGCTTGCTTGGCCTTGGCAATGTCATTCTTGCCGCTCAAATAGGTCTTGCCTAGATCAGCTATTGGCCCAACGATTGATGAGAAAATACCCATTTAATCCTCCAGTTCAAAGTGCGGCATATCTTGCCACGACTTCCAAAGCCCACCCCACTTCAACTTGTACCCTAGTTGGGCCGAGGCTTGAAGCATTGCGCTAGCGGCTAGAGCTAGGTGGATTGTATCCCAACTGGCTTTGCCGTCAACGTAAGCGTACAGGTCAAGTGCCTTGCCTGTTTGGTGGTATGATTTGTTTGTACGTCCGTCAGCCTTAGAGACTCCTGATGCGAACAATTCGGCTTGATCTTCAGCGGTGCGCAGGCCACCAGTAGAAGGAATACCGAAGTCAATATTGGATATAGATATTGCAAGGTCACTTATCTCTATTAAGCGAGGGTCTACACCTGCACGATTGTTTAATGAGTTCTGGCCTAATCTAAACATTACTTATCAGCCTTATTATCCAGTTTATCAAATATAGCGCCAAGCATCTTCTTGATTTCCAGCATATCGTCCCTGTGGTCTTCGCGCCTAATGTAATTCCTAGGCAAATCCTTCTCTACCTCACGTATGGCTTCCCACATAGATCTAAGGAACCATCCCGCAACTGCCATTCCTGATGCAACTGCGAAGTTAAAAACGATTTGCTCTTCCATGTGATTCATCTCAATTTGCTAACGGGTTATCTAAGGCCCGTTGTAGCTTTTTGTTTAACCGTGTTTCAAGATCGGTTAGTTTACGTTCAACATCTTCCCGTATTGTATCAGACTTCTGCACATAATCCTTCTGTAGTTGATCACGCTTACTTTCAAACCTACCATCAGCAGTGTCTATAGTAGCCCTGACGTCACTCTCTATACCTGATATATCATCTTCTACCTTATCGATGATCTTCTCTTGGCGGTCAATGTCGTCACGTATGGACTGCTTTAAGTCCTTGATGGTGACGTACTGCTTCTCTGTGTTCTCTTTAATCGAGGAGATTTCATCCTTTACTAAGGCAATGCCTCTGTCTATGACCGCGAACTTGTTCTCCATTATAGCAATGCGCTTGTCGTAATCTGAGAGGTCTGGAGTAACGAACTCATTGATCCTAGCTTCCATACTAAGGTAGCGTTGATACGCCTCAAATCCACCATACAGTCCACCTACGATAGTACCAATAAGTGGTACTATGAGTAGCAGCTTACTGCCACCTAACTTAACTCCACCGTACTCTATCTCTGCCATACTATCCGTCCAACTGTAATCGTCTAAGTGCGTTTAGTTCAGTCTCTAGCTTCATGATCTCAAGACGCTTCTTGTGTAGTTCTAATAGGTACAACGTATTACAGTTGATCCTCTCCTCAGGTGCATTCAAAGGCATGATGATCCTAGCGTACACTCCAAGGTCTTTAGATTTAGGAGATGAATTAGATGAGTCAAATATACTAGTAGCATTGTTAATGATACCGGTCATACCAAACTCTAGGTTGATCGTACCGCCTATAGCGTTAGAGCAATCCAGGTCACCTGCTTTAAACTTATCTGACTGATAGTTGTTACCACTGCTAGGTAGTTGCAGAGAAAGCGAATTACTCGCAAGTACAGTAGTGCTGAGCATCAGTAGTCCCAGAAAAACAGCATATGCCAGAAGTATGAGCTTACCCATTACTTAACTCTCGAACATATCTTTGATGATACTGTAGTACCGTACTGTAGTTGTGACACGGAGCATATGTACTCAACAGAATCTAATGACAGCTGACTTACATATACGTCAAACGATACTGTATCTAAGTACCTCATAGGGATCACCGTATATTGTGATACGAATGGGATAGGCTCCCACTCATCTGTAAATACCCCTATCTCATAGTATGAGACATCCTTTCTCTTGTTGAATATCTCCAACGTAGTGACGGATATACCCACCATAAACGATTGTTTAAAGGTAGGGTATGTAGGTGTCATGTCATGTGAATACACAGGGGTACTGAGTGTAACCACTATGAGATAAAACAGTACTCTAATATTATTTAGCAATACACTCAGCCAATACAAGTGCCGTATAGCTACCACCAGGGAATGACTTACTGCCACCGTACACTGCAGATGCTTCAGAAGAGAACCATGTAGATCCAGCGATAGTCAGGTCGTACTGGGTAGTAGAACCGTATAGGATCTTACCTGTCTCATACGCAGTCATACCAGCATCAGTAGTTTTAGTAACTGTTGTAGAACCAGTCCATGTTACCGCATCATTTAATGTAGGGCTTGAGATGAACGCAGTAGGAGTAGTTACCTTAGCTGTATACGAATCAGCCAGAGTTACGTCATATCGCACAATAGGTACAACACCACCGTCAGCAGAAGCTGTACTTAGTTTACCGGGTAATGGGTTACCAAATACACCATTAGTGTCAGTTGTGATAAGACACCTAGTCTGAACATTACCCACTATTGGGGTCTCTGTTGCATACGCTGGTGAGCAAGATGCAAGTGCTAGACTTACTATTAGTAACTTCTTCATGTGCTATTCCTTTGGTTCATACTGCATACCCACCATTTTGGTGTGTAATATTTGCTGTGCCAGTCCTGCTCTAGCGCCTTTCTTGTTATCAGGCAGGTTACCTCCATCGAGAACAACTGTCTCTTTGTAGACACCACCTGCTAACTTCTTATCATAATATGGATTCATGTTACTGCTTCTAGTTAAAGCATACATTAATAGGTTTTGGGATATAACGTTAGCAGAGAGTACTGAATCATCCACACTGCTTAGTATCTTCTCTAATCTATCACTGTCTTCATCCTCGTCCTGCTCTTCATCTTCTTCCAGATCTGCCTTCTCTTCCAGCACATCCGTAATATTCTTGTCGTCCATTGGGTCATAGACAGTATCGTCAATCTTACCCATCATACCTAACACTGCATCAGTGTAACCAGGACATGAAGGATCTGACATAGGGGTTAAGCAATCGTTATTATACTTATAGCTATAAACTACATTAGCATCAACCACTGATCCAGTCCCTTCAACATCAATAGAACCATCACCCCATAACTCTATAGGTAGGTTATCTATGACGAAGCCCTTTGTAATAGGTATACCTCCCGGTAACCCACTCCAATCATCTGTCTCAGAGAAGATGTATCCTCCTCCTACCTTCTTGTTCCTAACATGGACTACCATGTCATCTTCTGTATTCTTTACAGGAGTGTATTGGTAGAACACACCATTGATTCTCATACCTCTTTGGTTACTAGGGCCTATACCGTTCATACCCCATGTATGGCCTGCTCCTGCCATGTTACCGCTAATCCCATACAGATACTCACTGTGAGCACTTGTAGCGTAGAGAGCTAGCAAGGCCACTACAGCGAGCTTCTTCATAAGAGTAGCAACAATCCTAGTAGAGATCCACCTAAGCCAAGAAGGAACCTTTTGGTACCATCCTCTTCCATTGCTTCAGGTTTAGGTACTGCACCTTCATCGTTCTCCCAAGCTATCTTAGCATCAGTACCTATAATACCGTTATAAGGGCAAGGAGTGCCTGCCATTATCATAGCATCAAAGACCCTAAGGTCTTGGCATAGGACTGATACTGCAGCTACCTTCATACCCATGTCGTACAGTGTCTTAGCATTCTTCAATCGTTCACAGTTAAGGTCACGAGTTGTAGTACCTGCTGAGATACCTAAGATCTGGGTTTGAACTGCACCTGCCACTCCGACTGTACATGAGTCAGAGTTACTACCACCAAGGGACGGTGATATGGCAGAAGGAGGAGGCGACTTAAGTGTTGTAGTGACACTACCTGTCGTGTGGACTGTACTATTAGTAGTAGAGTCCGTCACAATAGGTTCAGCCATAGCTAGTACAGGTAACAATAGGATAATCCATATAATCTTATTCATTAGACGGTTTCAGCCATTTTAGTTAACCCTGTTTAGTAATAATTAACGCTTATCTAGATTTGTGTAACAGTGAATGAACTGGGATTATAGTACGTAGCTCCGCCAGCGCCTACGGTTCCAGAGGGGCCGTAATTTCCGTTTGGAGCAGCAGCAGCAGCAACACCTGAAGCTCCATAAGAACCTCCAGTTCCCCCACTGTGACTAGATCCACCGCCAGCGCCCCCAGCCGTCAGTGTTCCATCACTGCCAGAGTAACCTGAAGAGTTAGAGCCATTTCCACCCCAACCATTATCTCCGTTAGGGGCACCGCCACCACCACCATTACCGCCTTTTCGATAGTAACCCCAACCATTGAAGTATGATACTCCACCAGTTGAACCACCACCACCACCACCACCACTTAAGATACCGTTGTTGTCTATCGTAACTGCGTGCTCTACATGTATAGCTTTACCGCCTGCTTCAGCAACCTTGCCAGTACCTTTTGCCCAGCTTGATGTAGAATTACCACCATGCCCACCTCGACCACCACGGCCTAAGATCTTACCGTTATTCTGGATGGTGAGGCTCGCGGCCCAACCTGTTCCAGTTTTAAGGGCGTAGTTGGACACACTTGTAGCAACTAATACAGCCCCAGAAGGAATAACCACTAGTACATCTCCACCCTGAGCTATGCCCAAAGTGTCTAAATCTACATTTGTATGCGTAGCTACTGAAAATGTATAAACAGTTAAAGCTGAGGTTCCGTGGAAGTGAGATAGACTGATGGAACCACTTGATGGAACTGAGTCTGACCCATAGTACTCTGATATCGAGATTGGGTTACTGCCTCCGAACTCGGCTTGTATTTGAGATAGGCTTATAGCGCCTGAAGATGGTAAACCCATTACGCACCCCCTATTAGAGCCTTAAGTTCATCTATCTGAATCTGTTGTTCTTTCATGCCCTCAATAAGTAAGGCGACTAAGTTACCATAAGCTACTGAGTAGTGGTCATCTTCAGTTCCAGCCATACTGTTAGGGCCGCCTGTGACAGCTTCAGGGAGTACTTTAAGCACCTCTTGAGCTATTACGCCTACATGTCTGTTAGTTGGGTTGTGGTTGTAAGTTACTGCCGCTTCTTCAGGGGTTGCTAGTTCTTGGTCAGTCCTGTCGTAGGTGTAACCGTTGAGTTTCTTAACCTTGTCAATAGCGTTAGGTATTACTTCTAAGTTCTCTTTTACACGTATGTCTGAGTACGCAGTAACGTTACCCGAAGTCCAGATATTAGTACCTAGTGCAGCCTTACCACTACCGTTCTGGCACCAGACCATCATATGGCCACCTGCCATAGAGCCTCCAGTTCCATTATTGGTGTGCTTATAAGCTAGGCCGTAAAGGTTACCGAAGTTACTGCCTGATGCGTGATTACGGTAAGCTGAACCCATCGACCATATTTGATCAGTCTTACTGGAACTATAACTACCAATCATACTCTGGTTACGTGTGGTAGATGTACCTATAAACGAACCAGTATGAGTACCGCCAGCCTTAGGCATAGCGTTATTAGCTGTAGTCGTTGTAGACGTAGGTGCGTAGCTATGCGTATGTGAGTTCTTAGTAGACCCTTGATTCAGTATGTGAGGTGCCAAACTAGCTGGTGTCATATACCTTATGTAGGCATCCTGTGAGCAATATATCCTAGTAGGTGTACTGCTTGTAACCCCAGAGACAGTGTTAATCCAGCCTGCATCAATGTATCCGCTACCGTTGGTACGTACTACTTGGTTAGCTGAACTATTCACACCAGTACCTAGTACAAGACCATCTAAGGTTCCCGCATTCAAACCACCAGAGCCATTACCATCAACTGTCTTAAGAGCTGCAAGTAACTGTGCTGCTGACTGATCTGCTGTTGCGGAAGCTTCAATACCATTCAACTTATTATGATCAGCAGTAGTGAAGTTATGTGTGGTTAAACCACCATCACCTACTGAATACGTAGTATTAGGCCAAGACCTATCATAAGCAGCTTTAACCGCTGTCTGAGATGCAGAGATAGCTGCGTTAGTTGTACTTACACTGTCTGAGATACCACGCCAAGTATTGGTGTCCGTATTAGTAGTATATGAAGGTGTAGCCCACACTGCGGTACCTGAAGCTGAGTATTTAAGGAACTGACCTGCTGATCCTGCCGTAGGTATATGCTTATTACCTGCTGTTGTAGGGTGAGCATAATTATTAGCAGAAGTGGCTATGCCATCCAACTTAGTGTTGTCTGCTGAGGTAAAGTTAATCTGTGATAGACCACCATCACCAACTGAGTATGTAGTGTTGTTATCAGGTACTACCACAGTGTCAGTAGTGCCATCACCACGATTTAACGTAATAGTATGCCCACTAATAGTCATAGCATCAGCAGCAGTGCTTAATGCTTGGTTAGTAGTCTTAGTTACCTTGGTACCTAAAGCAGTAGTTAAAGTAGACGCATAAGTTGCATCATCATTAATAGCTGCTGCTAGTTCGTTAAGCGTATCTAGGGTACCTGGCGCTCCACCAATAAGATCAGTAAGCTCAGCCTGCACATAAGCCGTTGTGGCCACCTGCGTGGTATTAGTATTAGCTGCTGCTGTTGGAGCTGTAGGTGCTCCAGTTAATGCAGGACTGGCTAAGGGTGCTTTGGTATCTAATGCTGCTTGTAGACCAGTTGTGACAGAAATGGCATGGTTAGCTGGGTGAGTGTACACAGTGTCATTATCAGGAATAACCACTGTCTCTGTAGTAGAGTCGCCACGCTTTAATGTGATAGTGTGCCCTGATATTGATAGTGCATCAGTAGCATGCAACGCCCCAGATTCAGTATCATTAACCACAGATGCTGGTAATGAGTAGTTATTTGCAGATGCCGCAATGCCATTTAATTTATTATGGTCAGCATCAGTGAAGTCATTAGTAGTTAAGCCACCGTCACCTACTGAATATGTGGTATCAATTACTGCTGCTGTAGCATCGCCTGCTGTCCAAGTCTGAACCGCGTTATTACCAACCGCAAAAGCAGAAGCTGTAGATGATTCAATGCCGCGAGTTACGCCAGTTAGAGTCCAGTACGTTGAGTTGTCAGTACGGCCTGTATAGCTTATTGTCTCGATCTTAGTAGGATTCGACAGGCTATCCATGATTGTTAGCTTGCCGCTTATTGGCGGGTCATTATATGGGCTGACAGCCTTGACTACCAATACGCTTGTAGCTGATGATGTTAGTGCTGCGTGAAGGTCAAGTTTTACATTGTTAATAAAGCTCATATTTCTTCCACCGCCAGTTTAAACTCAAATTCTTTTGTACGACCACCAAGTGTTACGATACCCATTGTTATCTTATACACGGATCCATTCACGCCCCCGCTAACCCACACTTTAGGCTCGCTTGTAGTCTCTTGTGTTACGAATGTCGTCAAGCCTGATGGGGTCGATGTGGCAGTTGCCGAAGTAACGGAATCTCCAGCATTGAGCCATTTAGTTAGGTCAACTCCATAGTCCAATACGTCTAAAGGTTGTTGGCTAAAGATATTCATTATGCAGCCCTTTTTAATTCAATTTGCATGGTTCTATTGCTCACTGCTATACGTATAGTACGCAAGTTTCTGGCTTTAATCATCCTGTTTACATAAGGTATGTCAGAACGCCTATAGCTTGGAGCAGGAATATGATCGTTTACAAGGATGCGCTTTGTGCCAACCTCGGTTAATCCGCCCAGGATATCTGCAGTTAATGGCCTATTCCTATATATCCAACCCGTCATTAGACTATTGGCCGCTATTGCACCAATACCTGTAACGACACGGATACCCACGGCATCAGCTTCACCTGAGCCATCCACGGCAGCATCTACAAAAGCTTCCGTATATAGTGAGGCTTGTGCTTCTGCACTACCAGCAACCACCGCGTCAACCATTGCGACAGTGTGAACTGTAGACTGAACTTGCGTAGATGTACTGGCATGACCATGGAATCTTGCAAATCTAGTTAGGTTCGCTGCTGCGAATGAAGCGCCAGCGATATCGCCAGATGATACCTTGTACGCAAAGCCTGTGGCGCTAGTGTTAAGCTCGCCCCATACCGAAGCATCAATAGACGCAATAACATTTACTGTAGCTTCTGTCTCAGCGTCAGCCGTAACCGATGCCCTGATAAAGGATCGATTGTGGCCAGCCGATACAGTTGCACCATAAGCGTTAACAATACCTGAGCCAAACGCTTGAGTATGCACAGTTGAATCAATCGAACTGCTCGCGCTAATAGATCCATCAAACCAAGCAACAGTGTAAGCCTGAGAATTAACCGAGGCTGACGCAGTTACGCTTGAGTTAAGATCTACAACTCTGGTTAGGCTAGCTAAAACATTAGCCACAGCAGAAATACTACCACTCGGTATTGATACCGTATATCCAGCAGCTGTAGCCGATGTCGCACCTGTAATAGATGCTGGGCTATAGACTAAAGTTCTTACAGTCGCAGTAACACCAACCGAACCAGCAATACCAGACGTTACATGGCTTCTAGAGTACAGATTAGCACTAACGGAGCCTGACGCTACAATTGCAGCTGAGGATTCAGCCAACGTATTTACAGTGGCGCTAGTTGCACCACTAGACACTACAGCAGCAGATGCAGAGCTTAAGGTATGACCATCACCCAATACATAGGCAATACCAGAGACCGAAGCCTTTAAAAAAGTCCTTCTTGCTCCTGATGATACTGTCGCGCCAATAACATCTACAGCCGCAGACACATAACTTACTGAATGCGCTGACGCACTAGAAGAAGATGACCCGATGACTTGAGCATCAACCGAAACCGTTGTACGGGCTGTAGCAGATACTGTAGCAGATACTAATATTTGAGATGTTAGCTCTACTCGCCTAACACCAACACCACTAACTGAAGAGGAGGCTGCAATAGCTCCCTCGACAGTACGTATCTTGCTAGAAGATGAGCTGACCGAACACGCACCACTAATGGTCGCACTTAAATAAACTAGCGATACTGCAGGATAACTACCCAGTGCATAACTGTTAAGTGCGCCAAAGTTCATGTTAGCTTAATGTAACCGAAATACCGCCAGATGCTACAGACATAATATCGTCTACAGATAAGGTCTTGGCCAAATCTAATGGCGTATGGTAAAGCAGGTTACCAGCACTTGAGGCATCATAGATACCAATATGGCTGATAGTTACGTTAGAGCCAACTACTGCGGGGAATGCAATAGTACCACTAGACGAAACAGATCCTGCAGCAACAGTGCCGAACGTCATTGCCTGACGAACGTAGTTAGTCCAGCTACACTCAGTGCCAGAACCAGCATCTGTAGGGTCGCTGCTAAATAATGCCAAATATGGAGTGGCTACGTTATAAGCAGTAGCTCCCTTTAATGTAATGTCTAGAAACTTATTTTCTAGGTGGTTCGATAATTCGCTCATGTTCATTCCTTCCTTAATTAATTAAATTTGGGTTACTGTGAAATTGCTTGGGTTGTAGTAAGTCGCGCCTGCTGCACCTGCTGCACCCGAACTACCGTAATTTCCATTAGGCGGAGCTTCACCTGCTATACCAGCGGAACCTACAGCGCCACCATTACCAGCAATGGGAGAAGTTGTTCCACCACCAATTCCTATAGCTGTCAGCGTAGCATCTGTGCCATAACGGCCAGTGCTGTTAGTTCCAGTTCCTCCGATACCTTTAGTACCGTAGGGTACACCGCCACCACCACCGTTGCCGCCAACATAAGCGTTACTTAAGCCAGCATAGTAGGAAACGCCTCCTGTGCCACCACCCCCTGACCCACCGCCAGATAAGGTGCTGTTATTGTCGATAGTTACAGCCGCTTCTATATGTATAGCGACACCACCATCAGTACCTGTTTTACCTGAGAGTCTAGGGTATGAAGAGCTAGAAGCGCCACCATGTCCACCACGGCCACCGCGGCCTAGGATCTTACCGTTGTTCTCAATGGTTAACTTGCCGCTATAGCCAACGCCAGTTTTTAGGGCGTATGTGCTAGTGGTTGAAGCTACTAATACCGCACCACTAGGGATAACAACGCGAACATTGTGATACTTATCAAGGCCAAGCGCGTCTAAATCAACGTCAGTATGTGTATCAACTGAGAATGTATAAACAGACTCGTATTCATAAGTGGTCTGCCATGTTCCAGCAACTTTAGCGTATGCTTTTTTAACCTTAGTCCAAGCGCCTGACACTTTAACTGAGGGAATTGAGCTAACCCATGAGCCGCCGACTTTGACTTTAATACTCAAACCAAACGTCCCCATTACTGCCGCCCGTTGCGGCACTACTGCTAATAGTAAAGTTTGGCTGTCCTAGATTATTAGCATCTAAATCACCGATCACATTCCAAGCGTTATTAGCCCCTGTGCGCTGCTTTAACTTACCTGAGCTAGTGTCTGCCCACCATTGGTACGAAAAGGTTGGGGTCGGTGCGGTTGACCCGCTATTCTGGCTCACAATAGCATCAAGCACGTTGTTTATGTCGGTGCGTACTGCTGCTCCTGACCCGTCTGCTATATCATAATCATGCTGTGACATTATACTGCCTCTTTCCCGTAACCGACTGCCTGCCAGTTAATTGACCTGACAATTCCAGTATCGAGTGCATTAAAACACCGAACCGTGAATCCTGTTCGTAATTTGGAGGTTACCCTAATGTAATCCCCACTATTAGCGTCTTGCATTGTTACTCCAATAACAGGTACAGCCTTAAAGCTGCTACCAAACACCACTGAGGTACCGCCTGATGAGAGTGATAGGTCGTTAGATTTCTCAACCCTATCTGGCATATCTACAGAAACAGAAAGCTCAGTTATGCTTATATTATACGATGAATCTGCATTAGTAACCACTACTCTAAATTGGTACCCCCTTGCATGGTAATCGCCTACTAAAAATGGCACCCAATCTGACCAAGTTGGGCTTGATGATGGATTATCATAGGTTGACCTTAATTGTAAAACTATCACTATTGCATCACTTGACTCACCATCGAAGGTAGGCCAAATGTCTATATTGTTTGTTCTATTATCAATAAGATCAGTAACTTCGGCAACTGATGATTTCATATTTGCAGTCAATCGGCTAGTGTAAGATGCTCCGAAATCAATTGAATTAGAGAATATATAACTACCAGAACCTGCAACTGTTAACCCTCCAGTTAATATAAGCACGCCATTATCTACAACCATATTTGTTTTTGTGCCAGGAAATGATGAGTGTTCAGTCAGTGTCTCTACCGCGTTAAAGTCTACAATGTTTGGCACTGTTGTAGTGGAGAACTTAGCATTTGTGCTAAACCTACCGCCCTCGTCAACTGCCTTAGCCATATAAGTTCCAGCAAGCAAAGGGAGAACTGTGTATGTTTGACTACCAGCTATTGCTTCTCCAATGTCTTGCCCATTAGACCATGCTGCGCCAGAGGTGAGGGGAGTGTGACGTATGCGAACATACCCACCATTAATAACATCCAAATCAACGACTCTAGCCCAAGATATATGACACTGCCCATCCAATGCTCTTATTGTGAAGTTTGACAGATCACTTGGTATCGCAGTTAGTCCAGATATGGTCTTATTATATTGGTAAGCCCAAGCAGACTTTATGGCCATTGAGTTAACAGATCTAACTCTAAAGTCATACCTGCCAGCAGCAATATCCTCCACTCTTGCGCTAAGTGCGCTAGTTTTAGTTATGAACGTAAAGCCAGCTGATCCGTTAATCTTATACTCGGCCTCATAATCACTAACAAACGCATCATTTGGTGCCGTCCAATTGAATATAGCCCTTGTTTGAGTGCCTTTTGAGTTTACTGTCGCATATAGCTCTTCTGTTACACTAAACGGAGTAGGAGCCAAGACACTAAATGGGTCTGGGAGATTCGTATCAGGTATATTATCTGCTTCAGTTTTAAGCGACCATGGGTAGATACTATCTTGGTGCTCGATCAGATCTACAGACACGGCTCCTTCTGGTGACAGACCCAAATTAACGACACGGAATGGCTTATTAGACCAATCAGGGGTGCTATGGGTAACTCCTACAACCTGACCAACAACAACATTAAGTGCCTCACTTGTAGCATTAAAGCTAACAACTAGGCCATTACGAGACCTATTTAGGACTATCTCTGCAATGTCTAACGCAGTATATTTGCTTGTTATTGTAGGCAAGACTATCCTGCTCTCTAATACCGTACCACCATCTTCAGCTAAGTAAGTAGCCTCTAGTGCAGATCCTGAAAGTGGATACTGAACCTGATCCTCTTGCCAGTTAGCTAGAGGGTTGGTGTAGGTAGCTATAACCCTATTAAACTTGGTCTTCTTTGTTTCACTGGTCAAAGAGAAGTTATCAATTATATTGCTCTCATCGAAGGTGAATGTTGAAGATCCTTCATCTTCTATAATTAAACCGTACTGACCATCCTGATAAGGCATAAGGCCTCGCATACCAGAAAGAAGTTCTTTTACGTTATCTAGTATTTTTACGTTAGTGTCTATAACCGCGTTGCATGAGAATATTGGCTGTGCGCTTCCACCACTGTATGGAGTTACAGATTCATCGCATTTAGCTGCTGCAGATGCCACCAATGTGTCATTGATAAAGCTCGTTGGTAGGCCTTTGCCATACCTAGAGTTAGTCATGTAATCTCTCCAGCACCACGCTGGATTAGCACTGTACTCAGTAGTAGATCCAGTAAATATCTTCTTCCCTTGAACTACAGCATTTATAGTTGGCACTGATGAGAATGCGTCAGTGTCCCACTTAAGCCTAACAGCCAAATATGCAGTGCCACGAAGCCTATGAGCAGATGTCCACCCTATATTAGCAGCCATAAATGTAGGGTCTGCGACTTGCGTATCAGTACCTAAATACTTGGTTACTGTCACAAGGCCACTGAACTTGCTATCTGTGGACAGGTCATCATTAAGATAGATATCGCCTATACTGCTAATCTCTCCCTCGCACAGCACAAGTATGATGTATATATACTTATTATCTTCCCCGCTATTAGCTATAAATACGCGGGTGCCACCTACTTTACGCTCTCCGTATATAACTGCTATGGAAGCTACGTTAGAGTCTTTGTTCGCCATCAACCCATTAGCTTGTTCAGCAGCACGTTTCGCTGCCTTCGCCAACTCGTCTGCTATTACATAAGAAACCACCAAAGAAGCTACAAACCAAAAAATCATAGGCATTATGTACGGCCCCATTTAACGTCTTTAATTATCTCGCTGGCAAATTCCATACCTTTGTCCCCGCTAAATGCCGATTGTTGAGAGTTGTCGTTAGTCCTTCGCCCATTAACCCGTTCAAAGTCTGCCCAGTGTGACGCCACACTAATCCTTACCACACTATCTGATCCGCTATCGGCAATATTGAACCCACTTATACGCCCTTCGTACAATATGAACGGTTCGCCAATTACAGCGCCTGTAGTAGTCAGCAAGGCCCGTTTAATGGTTACCCTGCGATCAATATAGTTACCACTAAGAAGTATTGAAATATACGCTTGCTCTACGCCTGACAGGTCAATGTTAATTGATCCTACCTGCAAGTCAGTTGACTCACTAACATCCCCCATTGAGAGTAGGTAGCTGCTTGATACGTAAGTATGGGAACTATCCACTAATTCGTGGCGGTAGTCTGTTAAGTACATGGGCGTAGCAAAGTCTATGTCTACTAAGTGAGCCATATTAAAGGCGTCTTTAGCCAACTCAGTGACAACGTCTGCGTGAATACCGCGACTCATTAGATAGCCTCTACGAAGTCTACTTCGTTACTGAACATCATATCCTTACCCACGCTGTAAGATTGAACATCGTTAGACATGCGTACCGTAAACGGCACCGATCCGTATATTAACTCTTCTGCACCTACCGCGCTAACTAACTCAGGCACAATGCTAACAGCACCAGCGCCAGATCTATCTGCAGTTAAAGCGTACACCTTGTCGTGTCCAGCGAACTTAATGAAGTCTCCTGCCTTGAGGACTCCACTTAAGCCAGAAACCGTCACCGAAGATACGCCAATTGCCGCTGCAGTTGTGGTAACTGTGCCAGTAGCTGTTCCGTTAGTAGTGCTTAACTCAGGCAATATAATCGTGAAGACGCCATGGCGACCTCTTTTACTTGCTAAGAATGCCCACACAGGAGCAAATTCACTACGTGTTAGGGGTGCGTATGAGGCAGTGAACTTCCACTTCTGGCTACCTATCTTACGGCTCTGAATACGCCCACTGAGCGCCTCAGATACCAGAGTAGGGTCAACTGATTCAATACCGACAGCGGTAAATTTAGGGGTTGTTGGATACGTCATTAAGCGACTCCCGCTCTACCGCGATTGTTCATGGCTTGGTTGATTATTCCAACGATTGTACCACGCCTTGAGGCTAGTAGCTGATCGAATCCTTTGGTGTCGTTGGCCTGTATGTTGAAGGTAACATTAACTGCTCTAGCGTCACCGCCCTTCTCCATATCTATGATCTTCTCGTTAGGGTGAACCATGGCGATCTTGCCGCCCTTACCATCTAAGCCACCAGCACGTATGCCATTGCCAGTGAAACCACCGCCTTCAAATGAGGCTAGAGCAGTACCAGCAACCACACCAGCAGAAGCATAACCTACCGCCCTTACTGCAGAAGAAGATGCCATAAAACCTAAGAACCCGCCCAACGCCGCGTCATTTGCTGCCGCAGCTATCGCCGCTTTCTCTGTATTGATTAGGATGGATGATATTGCCAGCACCTTCTCTATAGCGAACATCGCCTTTTGAGCCGCCGTACCTTGTTCCATGGAAGATGAAAGAGAGGCGAACACGCCTTTTGCAGACTGTACGGTCTCTTGGCCTATGGCCTTCTTTGCTTCCAGTAATGCTAGGTCTTTTGCATGCTCTTCCTCACGCCTACGGTCTTTCTCTTCAGACGCTGCAAGCTGTATTGCGCCTATGTCCTCTAAGTACTTAGACTCTATAGCTAACAAAGACTGCTTATATGTCTCTTCAGTAAGAAGCCCAAGCTCGTTATCACTCTCTATTTTATCCCTAGCATCTTCAGCTAACTGACCTACCTGCTTCATTTCACTCATTGCAGCTA